AGCAATGAGGTTTTTATTGACAGTGCTACTCTAAGAGAAAATGTAGTATCTTTAGCAAGAAATATTGGATATGTTCCTCGCTCAAGAACTGCAGCAAAGGCAGTTATCTCTTTCTTTGTGGATGTCACTGGATCAAGCACGAATCCAATTACTCTGACTCTAAAAAAGGGAACTGTTTGCGCATCATCTTCTTTTGGAGCCGAGAGTTATATTTTTTCAATCTCTTCAGATATCACAGTTCCGATTGTAAATGGAATTGCATTTTTTGAGAATATAGAAGTTTATGAAGGTTCTTTTTTAACTGCAAATTTCACGGTAGAAGCAGAGAATCCTTCTCCACCTCAAAGATATATTTTAACGAATGAGAACATTGATACTTCCACAATTTCAGTACTAGTTCGGAATACACAATCAAGTACATTTTCTCGTAAGTTTAACTTATCAAATAGTCTTTTTGAAATTAGTTCAAATTCAAGAGTCTTTTTCATTCAAGAGATTGAGGATCAAAGATACGAATTGATCTTTGGTGATGGTGTTTTTGGTGAAAAGCTTCAAGCGCAGAATTATATTGACGTATCATACATCGTCACAAATGGTGAGTCTGGAAATGGCGTCTCATCATTTACATTTAATGGAAGAATTGTTGATAACAATAATAATTTAATCACATCTGGAATTTCTTTAATCACAACCATCAATTCCTCTCAAGGTGGAAAAGAAATTGAATCGGTTCAGTCGATTAAAAATTACGCACCAAGAATTTATGCTTCTCAAAATCGTGCGGTAACGGCAGCGGATTATGAGGCAATTATTCCAAAAATTTATCCTGAAACTCAGTCGGTTTCAGTTTTTGGTGGAGAAGATTTGAATCCACCTCAATATGGAAAGGTTTTTATAGCAATCAAGCCTTTTTATGGGCCATACTTACCAAATTCAATTAAAGATAATCTCAAAAATCAATTAAGAAAATATAATGTTGCTGGAATTATTCTAGAATTTTTAGATTTAAAATATCTTTATATTGAAACAGACACTGTTGCATATTATAACTCTAATTTGGTTTCAAATTCAGAATCAATTAAAACTACTATCTTTGAAAATATTAAATCTTATGCAAATTCCATTGAATTGAATCAATATGGTGCAAGATTTAAGTATAGTAAATTTCAAAGTATTATTGACAACAGTCACGAATCAATTACGTCAAATATTACAAAAATTAAAATTCGGAGAGATTTAAAGGCAAGTTTAAATCAAATTGCAGATTATGAAATTTGCTTTGGAAACGAATTTCATATTCAAAATGTAAATGGGTATAATATTAAGTCTTCTGGATTTAAAATTTCAGGTGTTTCAGATGTTCTTTATCTCTCAGATATTCCAGATTCAAATCAAGTTACTGGAACAATTTTCTTCTTTAAACTTCTTTCTGATACTCAGCCTTTAATTGTAAGACAATCCGCAGGAACAATCAATTATAAGAAAGGTGAAATTATTTTAAATCCAGTAAATATTATATCCACATCTAAAACAGTCCAAGAACAACCAATCATTGAAATTTCTGCAATTTCAAAGTCAAATGATATCATAGGATTACAAGATTTATATTTGCAACTAGATATTAATAAAAGCGTGGTGAATATGTTATCTGATGAAATTTCTTCGGGATCTGATCCCTCAGGAACTCTATATGTTACAACATCAAGTTATAATAATGGAAATCTAGTAAGAGTATAAAATGTCAGAAAAGAAAGTTAAATTCAGTTCAATCGTTAAAAATCAACTTCCAAGTTATGTAAGAGAAGAATTTCCTTTGGTTGAGGAATTTTTATCTCAATATTACATTTCTTTAGAAGAGCAAGGTTCTGCACTGAATATTCTTGAAAATCTTTCTGAATATGTAAAAATTGATAACTTAACTCAACTAGTTGAAACGATCAATTTAACTTCTGATGTAGACTTTTTTGATGACACAATTTATGTAACCTCAACGAATGGATTTCCAGAATCTTATGGATTAATTCAAATTGATTCGGAGATTATTACTTACACTGGAATCACCACAAATTCTTTTACTGGTTGTATTCGTGGTTTTAGTGGAGTCACATCATATCAAAACTCAAATAAGGTAGATTCTCTAGTATTTTCAGAATCCGAAATTGCAACTCATTCATCAAATACTCAAGTATTTAATTTAAGTGTTCTTTTTCTAAAGGAATTTTTCAAAAAAATTAAATATCAAATAGTTCCTGGTTTTGAAAATAGGGAATTTAATTCACAAGTAAATCAAAATATTTTTATTAAACAAGCAAAAGATTTCTATTCATCTAAAGGAACAAATCAATCTTTTGAGATTTTATTTCGTGCTCTTTATGGTGAAGATATTGAGGTTATTAAACCGAGAGATTATCTTCTGATTCCTTCAGATGCTCAATACCGAGTCACAAAAGACTTGGTAGTTAAAGCAATTGAAGGAAATCCTGAAGAATTAATTAACCGAACCTTGTTTCAAGAACAAATTGGCGATTTTCCTGCGGCGAGTGGATCTATCACAAATGTTCAAAAAATTCAAAGAAATAATCAAGATTATTACATTCTAAGTCTAGACTATGACTATAATAAAGATATTATAGTCAATGGATCTATATTTGGTGATTTTTCAATTTGTCCAACAACAAGATTAATCACGGAAGTAACTTCCAATGCAAGCACACTAGATGTAGATTCTACTGTTGGATTTCCTTCTTCGGGAAATTTGATTGTAAGACATTCTGATGATACCATTTCTACAATTACATATCAATCAAAATCTTTAAATCAATTTTTTGATTGTTCTGGATTAACTAGAGAACTTCCTTCAAATCAACTATTAGAATCGGAAGTGTATGCTTATGGATATTCTGGTATTGGAACTTCAAAGATAGTTAAAGTAAGAATTACTGGAGTTCTATCACAATTAGAAAAAGATGAATTAAATTATTATTATGAAGAAGGAGATCAAATTTTAATTAAAAATCCTGGAATTGAACTTAAGGATCTCAAATCAAATCAATGGATTCTTAATGTTGCAACAACATATATCGTAAAAAATATATCAATTCAGAATATTTCAAATTATTCTTATAAAATTGAAACTTTTGATTCACATAATTTTGTACCTGGTGATCAAATTAAGTTAATTTCTTCAGATGGAATAGAAAAAATATCTACAATTTTTTCTATCGTAAACTCAACCGCTTTTATTTTTGGAAATCAAGGTTTAATTGACGTTTCAAAAAAATATACAATTCAAAAATTACTTTCTAAAGCAAACTTAAACGAATTACAAAATTATACGACAAATATTCAAAATGTATATACAGATAAAGAATCCATTTATGTTGCTTCACATTCTCTTCCGACCTATCTAGGACAATCATTAGATCCAAATTATCGTTCAGTTACATTTTCTGGTAACTTGAATGGAGAAATATTAACTATACCAAATCACGGATTTTATACTGGCGATTCAGTAACTTATAAATCAAAAGATGAATTCAATAAATTGAATATTTCTGAAGGAATTTATTTTGTAAAGAAAATTGATCAGAATCAAATTAAACTTGCTAGAAGTAGAACAAATATTTTTAATAATGTTTTTGTTACTCTTATCGGCACTGTTACTGAAAATATTTTAGAACTCACCAACTTTTCAGGAAAGTCTTTAAGGCCGCAAAAATTAATACGAAAAATTTCAAATCCCATAAATGACAATCAGAATTATGAAACTACTTCGGGAAATACTGGAATTTTAGTAAATGGAGTTGAAATTTTAAATTATAAATCTAATGATTTTCTTTTTTATGGTCCGATAGAAGAAATTTCAGTAACATCCGAAGGAAATAATTATGATGTAATCAATCCTCCAGTTCTTACAATTACCGATTCTAATGGTTCCGGCGCATCCGGTTATTGTGAGGTAGAAGGTGTACTTGAGAGAGTTGAAGTTATAAATGAAGGATTTGATTATCTTAATACTCCAACAATCACGATTACAGGAGGAAATGGAATTAATGCAATCGCAAGTCCAAATTTAATCACAATAAATCATAGCATTAATTTTAATTCATCCTCTTCAGCAGGACAAGTTAATCTTTCAACGAATTTGATTACTTTTTCTGAATATCATAGGTTTAGAAATGGTGAAGAAGTCGTTTACAAAACAAATGGGCAAAGTACAATTGGAGGACTCTCGGACAATTCTTCTTATTTTGTTTCTACCGTAAACGAATATTCCATAAAGTTTTATAAGTCTTTTTCTGATGCTATTTCTAAAGTTAATGAAATTGACTTAATTTCCTATGGATCTGGGAATCACACAATTTCATCAAAATATTCAAAAAAAGTTATCGGTTCAGTGCGAGTTTTAAATTCCGGAATTCATTATAAAAACAGAAAGACCGTAGCAACTTCATCCGGAATTAATACTTCTTCTAATACAATTACAATTAAAAATCACAAGTATCAGAGTGGTGAGATTATCTCATATTCACCAGAATCTACACCAATCAGTGGATTGACCACAGCAAATTATTATGTTACAAAAATTGATGATAATACTTTTAAACTTTCACAAGTTGGAATAGGATCCACAAATTCAGATGTATATTACAAAAACAAAGAATATGTAAATTTAACTTCATCTGGGTCTGGAAGACATATTTTTAATTATCCAGAGATTCAGATTCAAGTTTCTGGAAAAATTGGAGTTTCTACTTTTAGTGGCCAAAATTTTAATGCCATTTTGAGACCAATTTTTAGAGGAAAAATCAAATCAGTTTTCATTGAAAATGGTGGTGTTGGTTATGGTTCATCTGAAATTTTAAATTATAATCATCAACCAAATTTTAACCTTGAAAATGGATCGGGTGCATTATTAAAACCAGTAGTTTTAAATGGAAGAATTACCAACGTTATAATTTTAAATTCTGGAGAAAATTATAATTCTATTCCAGATATTAAAGTAATTGGTTCAGGAAATGGTGCATCTTTAGTTCCAACCATAATTGATGGTTCCATTATAGATGTTAAAATTGTTAATCAAGGTTTTGGATATGATTCAAAAAATACATCAATTCAAGTAATTTCTGCTGGAAGTGATGCAAATTTCCAATTTACAAGTAAGAAATGGACTGTAAATTTATTTGAAAGATTATTAGAAAATAATCAGATTTCAGATGATGACAGCGTAATTTCAAAAGCAATTAAATCTGATTTTGAACTTGAATATACCCATCTATATGCACCAAGAAAACTAAGGCAAATTGTATATGGGACGAAAAGAGTTAATGGAGAATTAATTTATGTTGCAGATTTACAAGTTCAAAATCAAGTAGAAGTTTCTTCAGAAAGTCACTCTCCAATTCTTGGATGGGCATATGATGGAAATCCAATTTATGGACCATATGGATATTCTTCATTAACAGGTGGAAGCATCCAAATTATGAAATCGGGGTATTCTTTGAATATCTCCACATATAGACCAGATACTTCTCTATATCCAGAAGGATTTTTTGTTGAAGATTATGTATATCAAAGTAATGGAGATTTAGATGAACACAATGGAAGATTTTGTGTAACTCCAGAATATCCAAACGGAATATACGCATATTTTGCTACAATCAATCCAATTTCAGTTGACTCAAATTCTTCATTTAAAAATTATAGACGGCCGCAGTTTCCGTATTTTATCGGAAATACATTCAAGTCAAGACCGATAGATTATAATTTTAATTCTAGTTCAAATCAAGATGAAATTGATTTGACAAAAACAAACTTTATCCGTAATACAAATTTTTATAATTTTACTAAGAAAAATTCTTATTATGAATTTATTCAAGATCCAAATAAGATTCAAAGACAAAATACTCAGATTTTATCCATTAATGGAGGTGAAGTCCAATCAGTAGAAATTATTAATAGAGGAGATGATTACAAAGTAAATGATCTTGTAATATTTGACAATACGAACACTGATGGTGACGGAGCGATAGCAAAAATATCTGAAATATATGGGAAAAAGATTGAAAAAATAAGCATCGCTAGTACAAGTATTTTTAATGTAGAATTTATTCCATATTCCCTTCAGTCATCTTTGATTGGTATTTCCTCAATACCACATTCTCTTCAAAATTTTGATATTGTTTCCTTGAATGGATTTTCAACCTCAAGATCAGACTTACAATCATCTTTCTTTAATGTTGGAATTACATCATCTTTTCTAGTCTTATCTGATGAGATTCAATCTTCAAATGTTACTGGAATCATCACATATTTTAATGTTTATGGAAACTTAAATACACCTCTTCTAAGAGAGAATGATATTCTAGGAATTGGAACGGAAAAAATTAAAATTTTGAATATAGATCCAATTTCTTCAAGAATACGTGTTCAAAGAGAATATGATGGAACAGTTGGTAGTGCTCATACCGCAACATCTTTATTAATAGAAAACTCTAGAAAAATTATTTTTGAAGTAAATTCAATTGATAATTTTTATCAATACAACTATAATAAAGAATATTATTTTAATCCAATAGAAACTGTTTCTTTAGGTGTTGGAATCGGAACTACATTAAGATTTTCAAATCCTGGTGTTGGAGTCACTCAGATCTT